TTGACCCTGGCGAACCGGCAGTTTTACTACAAGCCGTTGCTCTCAACCGATCAGATCCATGACTTTAAAAACTGCGTCGTTATGACCGCTTGCTCCCTGGGCGTGCTGAACCACGAAGACTTTGCCGCCCGGGTATCGGATCTCAAAGATTCTTACGGGGATGACCTGTATGTAGAGATCCAGCCGCATAATTTTGAACTCCAGTACGAAATAAACCGGAGGGCACTGGCAGTATGCGAGCTGTGCGATCTGAAACCGGTTGCCACGAATGATTGCCACTATCCGGCAAAAGATGACGCAGAAACACAGGATGTCCTTTTGGCCGTTCAAACGGGGGCAAGCCTCAAGGATGAGAAAAGACTTTCTTTTCTGAAGTCAGGCACCGGAGCCGGTCTTTATCTCAAAGACCGCGGGGAAATGATAGCGACTTTTAAGCCGATGATCGGAGAGATTTTTCCCGGCGAATTCCTGGTCCAGGCAATCAGATCGACGACGGAGATCAAGGAAAAATGCTCCGGTCTTAAGATGCCCAAGCTCCCGTATGCGGTTCCTGCCATTTTCGAAGATGAAACGAAGACCCTCCAAGACCTCTGCATGATCGGCTGGGAAAAACGCATCAAGGGAAAAGTGCCCAATGTTCGCCCTTATGTGGAGCGGTTGAAACACGAGCTGAAAGTGATGACCGACATCCCGGGCGTAACCCGGTATTTTCTGATGGTCTACGATCTCGTCCGCTACGCCAAAAGCATTGGGGTCCTGTGCGGATTCGGACGTGGTTCCGCCGGTGGGTCTTTGGTGGCGCTTTTACTCGGAATCATCAACGTGGACCCGGTTGCCAACGATTTGTACTTCGAACGGTTCTTGCGCCCGGATCGTATCGACATGCCGGATATCGACCTGGACTTTGGGGCCGCCGACCGTGAAAGGGTGATCGCCTACGTTAAGGCAAAGTACGGCGTCGAAAACGTGTCCCAAATTTCAACCGCAACCGAGATGCACGGGAAGCTCGCCTTCCGGGATGTTTGCCGGGTGTATGATGTTCCGGTTGCCCAGGTGAACGCACTGTCTTCCAGGATAAACAACGACCTGACCCTGTCCGAGAACTGCGATTTGAACGTCGATCTCGGAAACTTCCGCAACGACCACCCGGAAGTGATCCTCCACGCAGAAAAACTCGAAGGTCAAATCCGCGCAAAGGGGATGCACGCCGGCGGCGTAATCATTTCCGAAGGCGGCTTCGATGAACGCGGAGTCCTTGAGCGCCGAAAAGACGATATGGTCGCCGTAAATTGGACAATGAACGAGTGCGACCATTTCGGGCTGCTGAAGGTCGATATTCTGGGTCTTAGCAACCTGTCCGTTTTGAAAGACACGGTCAGGCTCGTCAAAAAACATCACGGAATCGACATTGACCTCCATTCCATAAAACCGGACGAACCGGAAGTACTCAAGCAGTTCAGCGATGGATTTACCTCCGGATTTTTCCAGTTTGAATCACAGGGAATTACTCGTCTCTGCCAGGAATTGGCCCCGATCAAGGATTTTGAATCTCTTGTCCACATCAATGCGCTGTACCGGCCGGGCCCGCTCGATTCAGGGATGGTGGAAAGCTACAAGAAACGCAAGCGTCTTGAGGAAGCGATCGATTACAGGCACCCCAAAGAGGAGGAGATCACGCAGCAGACCTTGGGGCTTCCAATTTTCCAGGAGCAAGTCATGGCGCTGTGCGTGAAGCTTGCCGGGTTTTCCTGGCCGGAAGCCGACAATGTTCGGAAGGCGATTGCAAAGAGCAAAGGCCACGAGGCGGTCGAGAAGTATCGGGATCAGTTCGTGGAGGGTTGCAGGACGACCACGCCCGGCCTGGATTCAAAGGTCGCCGTGGCAATGTTTGACCAGATCGTGAAGTTTGGCCGGTATTCTTTCAACAAGTGCATTTCTCACAGCGAGAAAATCTACACGCCCGGCCTGCAGGATGATCAATTTCATCCAACCATAGGAGAGATGTACAAGATTAGAAATGATTATGAGTATGCCAAAAGGACGGGGCACTTGTCCTTGCACAAGAAGTATCGACTTCACGGGTATTGTGGAAGTCTGTCCATGAACGGAGAACAGCGGCTGGTTAGAAACAAGATCGTCGATATTCGTTATTCCGGGGTGATGCCGGTATTCCAGGTGACAACCAGGACAGGCAGGACCCTGAAATGCACCGGTAACCACCTGGTACCGACTACAGGGGGGAAAAAACTACTTCAAGAGATAAAAGTCGGGGACTTTCTCTTTGCGAAGGGAGAAGCTGAGAAAATTCAATATAATTACAACCTTTACGAGGATGGGAAGGCCCCTTGTAATTTGCCTCAAAGGGGAGAACGGGGATTCCAAAAAATAGAAACCGGTCATTCCGCTGTGTTCTTCAAGGTGAGAGGTGAAAAGATAGAAGCCATCGGGGCTTGTGAAAAGTGTGGAGCCCGTGGGATCGATCGTTTCGAGCTTCACCACATCGATTTTGATAGAACGAACAATGATCCGGATAATTTTATGCTTGTGTGCCCTTCATGCCATAAAAAGCTGCATTATGCGGCTGGCCGGACGAAAGCATACGAGAATGGGATCCCGACTGTACCCGATGAAGTCATTTCGATCGAATATGTTGGAGAAGAGGAATGCTATGACGTGGAAATGGAGGCGCCGCATCATACCTTTTTGACTCAGAATGGAATCGTTGTCTGTAATTCTCACTCTGCTTGCTACAGCTACATCGCCTACCTGACCGCTTGGGCGAAGCATCATTATCCCCGGGAGTTCATGGCCGGCCTTCTGGGGTCGATCACGGATGAGCCGGAAAAGACCGCAGAGTATCGGCATGAGTGCAACCGGCTGGGAATAGAAATTGAGCTGCCGGATATGAATGACAGCGAGATCGGATTTTCCATTCAAGGCAGGAACCTGGTGCCGGGTTTTGATTCGATCAAAGGGGTTGGAGGAAAAGCTGCCCAAGTAATCATGGAGGCCCGGAAGGGAGGCCGCTTTGTAAGTTTCGAGGATTTCATGGCAAGAACGGTTCGGCGAACCGTGAACAAGCGCATCGTGGCTGCACTGGCGTTTGCCGGAGTTTTCCGAAATGCCACGCCTTATCGCACGGTGAAATACATCATCGAAAATTACGACCTGGTGAATTCGGGGAAAGCCCCGAAAGAAGTCCATGACGAGTACGACAAGAAGTTTATCGACACTCAGCGAATGAAGTTCCTGCCGGGCCTCTACGGCACGGAAGAGATCGAGTGCGAGCTGAAGCTCGATATCCTGCCTGGTGTTCTGGAAGGAATGATTGAAGACATCATTTCCTGCGAAGCGTGCCCGCTGAAAGCGCAAGGCCACATCCCGTTTACCTACTCCACGAAATCGCGCGTGATGGTGATAAGCGATTTCCCGCTCAGAAGCGATGTGAGAAATAAGGTGGAGGCGATGTTCCGGGACGTTCTCGGCCTTACGAGGGGCCGTCTTTTGAGGGGCCATGTTTTTAACTGCCGGCCGGAATACGGCAAACTGGCAAAAGACGTAAAGGCCAGGTGGGAGTGCCCCAAAAAGCATTTGGAGCCGCTTCTCAAGGCAACGGCTCCGGAAGTGATCTTCGTTATGGGAAACACCGCCATGGAGTATTTCACCGGCCGTGACGGCGGTATAACCAAGATGAATGCGACTACCGAGTGGAGCCCCAGATTTAACACCATGCTCGTATTCGCAGTCTCACCCGGCTCCATGTTCCAGAGCGGAAAGGAGGAAGCAAACGAAGAACTGTTCATCGAAGCCCTGAAGAAGTTGGGAGAATACCTCTAATTTTTGACCAGCCAAAACCACCACTCGTTTTCGAATAATCCAAATGTCATTAACCGATGAAGCTTGGCAGCGGCTACGCCGGAGAAGCTGGAATTGTCGTGTAAATTTCCACTTTAAGGAGAAAAGATGGCAACGTTAAGAGAACTGAGAGAGCAAGCCCGTTCAATGGATCCCCCGATTTCTTTCGAGAAGGGAACGACGAAAGAACAGCTCGAAGAGATGATCGCCGAGCGGATGGCGTTGGACTCCGAGAAAAAAGCCGAAATGGCTGCCGACGAAGGCGCACCTGCCGAAGCCGCCGCGGATATAGCAGTAACCGACAGTGAAACCGGAACGACTTTGGATGTTGCCCCGCCGACCTCGGTTGTCGACGAATCGGCCTTTTCCTCGGACGTCAAGATCAACGAAGGAGACCTGAACAAAGAATTTGTCAGCCAGGCCGCCCTGTTCGCCAAGTATGCGATGCAGGAGGCGAGGGCCCAGGGCGAGGTCATAAGGACCAAGTTCATTTTGGAAGTGACCGAAGCGGAAGTCGCCTCCAAGATCCGGGAGGGCTACAGGCTCAAAGACCAGAAGATCACGGAAAAGCAGCTTGAAGCGGAAGTCTTGAAAAACCCGGCGCACCGGGCCGCCTACCGCAAATACCTGGCCGCGAAAGAAAGCGCCGAGATTCTCAGGGCCGCCAAAGATGCTTTCGCCCAGCGCAAGGACATGCTGGTCCAATTGGGGTTGACAAAACGGCAGGAAGCCGACCAGAACTCGCTCTCGCTCCGGGAAAAGGTCAAGGAAGTGGTCGCCGGCGGCGGCAAAAGAACACCGGTTGCGGCATAGCTTTGCCCACATGAGACAGTAACAAGTTACTTATTAACTCTAGGTTCAGTAAGGAGAAAAGAGCATGGGAATGACGAATCTCGATAAAGTCAGGCAGCGCATGGAAGAAGCAAAGGCGGAGGCGGAACGCAGAAAGGCCAAGTTCTGGAAGCTCAAGGAAGGCCGCAATGTCGTTCGAATCCTGCCGCCCTGGGAAGGCGCGGATGAATTCTACAAGCCGTATGGGCAGCATTTTAAGATCGGTCTCGAGGGGAAAACGATCGTGTATTGCCCCAACGATACCCTCGGGCTCCCCTGCCCCGTTTGCGACGGCATCAAGGCCATGTGGAAAGGCGCCGACGCCGCCGGTGACGAGGAATTGAAAAAGCGCCTGAAAGATATCAGCTCCACGCCGCGGTTCATGGTCAACCTGATCGACCGGAAAGAGCCGGAAAAGGGTATCCAGCAAGGCGATATTCCCAAGAGCGTCATGGAGTCGATCTGGAACAAGATGGTCGACCCGGATGCCGGGGTGGGCGACATTACCGATCCCAAGGCCGGATACGACGTCATCATCGTCCGAAGGGGCGAAGGCATCAATACCAAGTACGATGTGAGCATCGCCACCAAGCCGTCGGTGGTTGATCCGGGCGTCCTCGAAGGCATCGTCGATCTGGATGCGCTGATCAAAGTCGAATCGTATGAAAACCTGAAGCTGATCGTCGACGGCA